GACAAGTATCGGCATACCATAAAAAACACAAGCCATTAAAACATCTTCAAAAAATATTTCAGCTGTTTGAGGTCTAGCTATATATTCTAAGAAAAAATGGTTTGGTGGATGATTTTCCATGCTAAACTTAGTTAATCCATGTAAAGAACCATTTGAACCTCTTTTATCTACAGTTCCTGATATATCATATGGATCACAACCAAAAGCTCCTATATGTTCATTACCAGGATAATTTATACCATTTTTATTATATCTTCTATTTTGTATAGAATACTCAGGTATCCATGTAACAAAAAATCTACCATTTTTGTTTGGCATAAATATAACTCTTGTATCTTGCTCTCCATTTTCCCATTGAAAATTACCTTGAGTTACATTTATACTATTTTTTACATCTTCATTAAAATCTATTTGTTCATATATTTTTGTCAAATTAAATAATGACTCTTTAGATTCATCTCTAAACGCATGTTTTGTTGTACGAGGAAATTGTCTATAAAATTCATTTAACCCGTCTTGATCATCTTTTAAACCCTCTACTTCATTATTCCAATATTCTATAACACCTTGTTTTATTAAAGAACCTTGGGTATCTTTAACCGGTTTTTTTGGTGTATCGAATACAGGTAGTCCATAAGAATCAATGTATCCCTCGTAGTTCCATTCCATAGGTATGAACAAGCTATATAATCCTGAGCGAGTCTGTCCATTGCTGTTTCTCTGTGTAACATCTGAGTCATCATATAATTTTTTAAAGTTTCTACCACCTTTATCTAATGAGTTGCTTGTTGAACCCATCATACATTTACCAATTATTTTACTACCTAATCTTAATGTCGTTTTTGTGACCCTCCAGTTGTTGAGGATGTTGTTTGGCTTTTCCCATTTACCCGATTCGTCGTGAACGAGTAGTTTGAGTTTCTCCCCATCGTAGGAGTTATCACCGGTGTTTTTCCAGTCGATGGTGGTGTCAAGGCCTTGTAACTCTTCTTGTAAGGTTTCATCAGCGGAGGCGGTGAGTTTACGACGGGTATATTTGGTTGCGGGGACACGGTAGGCAAGCTCGGTCTTTGGGCGGTCCATTCCGTCCTGGGTCGGTTTGAAAAAGAAGGGGTAATTAACCGATATGGGTACCACTTTATCTGTGAACATTTTCTTGGCATCAGGTCCAGACTTGGATAATATACCATACCTAGAGTCACTTGATATGGTTGCCAAGTTAACCACCTCTCCTGAAGCCATAAATGAGAACCCAGAACGTCTGTTCTTAAGGTAACACATCCCATAGGATCGTGGATCTGCCTTACAAGCTTCCCAGAAAATAAAGAATAATCTATTTGATTCCCGAAAGTCTGGTGCCCCGACATCAATTTTAGACCACTGCAAGTACATGTAATGAGTGCCAGTAAGGTAAGTAGGAATATTTTGGTTATAAAACCAAAAACCTTCTTCCCTAAGGGTAAATTCATTATCAATGTAATCATACCATCTTTCTTTAAAATCTTCTGGATATTTTTTAAAATCAAAAACACTTTTTATTTTACTTAATACTTTAGGATATGTAAATTTACTCCAAGTGTTTTCTTTAAATTTATATATATTTTTTTGTTGAGGTAAAGCTATTTTAAGGTTTTGTATTTCATATACATCTCCTATTGTACCATCTTTACTAATAACAACTATGTCATGTTGTTCATTATAACCATACTCCCATTTTTTATTTTTATTATATTTTTTAAGAGTACTAGGAGTTATATAATCTTTTAATATTGTATATAATTCTTGTTTATACATTATTTAGACCTCCCTTCTGCAAAACCTTTAAAACTTATTTTCTTTTTTTCTTCAACTTTAGGTTTATTTTCTAACATGTTTTTTTCTTCTTCAATACGGTTAAGTATTTCAAACGCGTCAAATATTGCTAATTTTTTTGTAGCTGCAGCATTTTTAAGTCTATCTGCGGAAATATCTGGACCATAATCTATTATAGGTTCTTTAGCAACTTTGATTAATTCTTTTACTGCTACTTGCCCAGCTTGGATTATATTCTTCTTCGTTTCCTTTGTGCTCATATTTAATTACAATATCATTTGATTCCATGCAATATAAACGTTTTCCATCAATTAAAAACTGCCAATTTCTATTAGGTTTAAAACCTACTAAATCTCCTTCGTTTATATTAAGATTATTTAAATTACTATTACCGTATTTTAATATACCTTTTAGTTTTTGTTCTTTATTTATTGTTAAATTGTTTTTATCTTTTATAGGCTGTATAAAACATCGATTAGCAAATGTATGCCAACCATTTTTGTTTTTATATAAATATATTTGATCTAAACTAACAAAATAAAGATTATTTTTAAACCAAGATCTACTAACTTTCTTTTTACCTTGCATGTTATAAAAAGTTCTAAATACATTTTGATGTATTACTATAGTATCACCTTTTTTTATTTTTGTTTTAAAAGCTAAAGGTATTTCAATTACTTTAGCTAATCTATTTACAAAAGTCCATGATTCAATTTTAGTATTAACAACTAATTTTTTATCACCAACTTGTATTTCATTATTGTATTTATCACCTAAAGGTTCTACAATAAAATCATATAAGCTTTTCATTAATACTCTAAATCGTACTCGATTGATATAGCCATGTTAGAATTAAACTTCTTCCACGGCAATACTTCATCGTTTTTCTTTATAAAAATATTATAAGAACTATCCGAAGGTTCTAATAAAATATGCGATATTTCATGACCACCATATACTTGTTGACCAATTGAATAATGCATTGCATCATTTTTATAGTCAGAACCAATACTTATCTTTCTAATATTATTCACTGCTTTCTTCAATAGGTGTTATTTCACCTGTTTGTAAATTAATATTAACAGAACCGTACTCTTCTTCTAATTCTTTTTTAGTTTGCTCTATATCACCGCTAATAATTTTTACTTCACTAGCAATGTTATGTTTTTGTATTTCTAGCACGCCTATATTATTTAATAAACGAGATAATTTTTGTTGTTGATCAGTTATTTTTTTTAACTGATCATCAGTTATTTTTTTCATTTTATTTAAATTTAATTTAATTACTTAAGTGTATAATTACACGCTTTTATAATAATTTAACTTTCTGGTTCAATAGCTACTAAACCATACGCGTCTAAATTAACTGTACCAGTAGAAAAAACTCTTTGTATTCTCATTTTTTCTAATGATAAATCAGAAGTATCATTAGGTTTTATAAATACCGGGTCTTCTTGACCTGCAGGTATACAGTTAATAACAGTACTTGTAGCAAAAGGACCAACTAAACCATATCCAGGATTACCTTGTAAGTTATTAGCTAGTGCTCCATTACTTCTATATATTTTAAAATTATATGGAGCTGTTATGCCTCCAACAGGTGGATCTAATGTTAAAACATTATCACTTACAACGTCTGTTACCTGTGTTATAAATGCTGGACGATTTGTTGCGTTGTCATCAACATATACTACGTCTCCTACTGCTACTTTACCACTATAACCTGTTTGAGCAGGATTAAAAGTACCTAAATATTTAGCAGTTACTGGTCCAGTTAATGTTGCGCCACTAGTACTACTCGCGCCACTCTGATAAGATCCAGGTTGTGGAATATTTATCGTATCACTTACTAATACGGGAATTGCTTTATTAAATGCTGTCATTTTATTTTTTATTTTTTATTGTTTGGAATTTTTCAGCTCCACGAGAACCAAAGTAAGCTACATATACTGTAACTAATAGTGTTTGCAATAAATCAACCCATCCAGTTGATACAGTGAAGCTCCACTCAAAACTATCTAATAATATTAATAACACCATAGATATGGTTAAAAATATTAAAGACATTGGACGTGTATTTTTACTAAGCCAACTATCTGACTTCATATCACTAGTCCAGCGTTTAGATACTTCTTGCATTTCTATTATGTCTAGTTCTAAAAGCTTCATTGCTTTTTCTTTATCTTCAGCCGGTAATGATTCTTCTTTTGATATAAGATTTTTAACTACGCCTAAAACACCGTTATCTGGTAATATATCACCAACTGTACCTAAAATTCCTGGTGCAGATTTTGCAAGAAACTGACCGACTTTAGTTTCTGAAAATTTCTTTTTACTCATGCTTTTTTATACGCTTCTGCTTCCCAAGGAAGATTTTTAGCGCCCTCTTTCATTTTACTTCTTGGGTAGATTTTACCCTTCCAATATACATTTTCATTATCATAATTTAAATCACCTCTTTTCATTTGATTTATATGAACCATTTCGTGATCAATAACATCTTGTGTTCTTGATGGATCAACATCTTTGTTTATGATAATAGTTAAATTATTATTAGCTTTACCCATTACGCCTTCTTCCATATCAACATGATATACTGGAGTATTGTCAATTTTATATGGAGGGTTTGTTAATTTAAAAGCCATAATTATTTTTTATAAGGAAATATTTTATTTAACGCGTCTCTGCGTTTACCGCATCCGCAGCCACCGGGTATACTATCAGCTAATTTTTTAATCCCGGTAGCTTTGGTGAAGTTTTCAATTGTGTCTCCTAATCCTTTAGGTTTAATCATTTTTACATAAATCTACTAACTACAGCAGCAGTTGCTTTAGCTTCTCCAGAAGGAATTATTACAGTAGATAAAACACCACCTGGATTAGCTGTTACTGCTTTTTGAATACTTTTAGCCCAAGCAGGCGCAGATCCAGTTACTATAAAAGTGTAATACATTCCACCTTCATCAAAAATAGTTACTTCATTAGCCTCATTACTACCATTTTCATCTCCTTGACCTACAGCAGAAACGTCTCCTATTAATAAATCTGTATCGCTATTAGTTATATTTATGTTTTCTTTTTTAATTTTTATATATTTTTTCATTTTTTTATCTTAAATATTACTTGTTATAATTGTTTTGTTGGTGCATAGTTAGTTATTTTAACTGTAGAGGTGGGTATAACTGTAGCAACCATACCACCTGGGTTAGCCGTTAAAGTTTTTTGTATATCTTTCGCCCAATCAGCAGCTGCTGCAGTTGCTGTAAGTTGGTATTGATCCATACCTACGTTTAATACAACAGTGTTAGCGCCGACTAAACTTGAATTTGTTCCAGCCCAACACGCAGTAATATTTCCTATTAATAAATCTGAATCTGATCCAGCTATATTAATATTTTCTTTTTTTATTCTAATGTAATTTGCCATAATTTGTTGTTGTTTTGAATGTTAATGTTAATGTTAATATTTGGCAGAGTTTTATACAGCTCTCTTATTGTTTTATTTATTATTAATTATTGTTTTAAACTATTTGTGAATACTCAGCAGAATCCCAAAGATTAAATTTTCCTTGTAATTCTACTATACCAACACCAGGTTTAGCAAATAAACACTTTTTTAATTGATCTTGTATGTTTTGAGCCTCTTCAAGAGTAACAGGATCATTTCCATCTTTATCTTTTAAACCTATGGAGTATCCATCCGAACCCAATCCATTGTTTGTTGCTATCTTGAGAAAGTCAAATCCAGTACCTGGATCAATAGCTGTCATCATAATGTAATCAATTGATAAATAAAAAGGGGGATTAGTGTCGAATCCTTTAATTTTTAATAAGTTTTTCATTTTTTTTTTTTTAAATTTTAAACTAAATATTGCCCTGTGGCAAATGAAGTAATAGCAATTCCTTCTGGAATAATTAATTCAAAGTTACCTCCTGGGCTTGCTGCTATTTGGTTAAATATCGCTTCATATAATAACTTGGGGCCATTTGTTCCTGTTACAGTAAAAAGCAATGCTGTTCCTCCAGTTCCAAAAGGATTTTGTAATAAAAGTTTAAGCCCACTTGGCGGAAGAAGCTCCGCTAAACCTACAATATCATCAATTGATAAAAGGTATTCGCCAGCGCTATTAAAAATTTGAGCACCACCACCAACTGATTTAAATGTTAAATATTTTCTCATTTTTTTATTTATTATTTATTATTTTTCGAAATCTTTTTTACCAGGTTTAGTTTTAGATTTATCACCTTTATTTCCACCTAGTACAACATCATCATATTCATGAAAAGGGGTATGCATTTTTGGTGCAGCGCCCGCGTCTTCCATTAAGTTTTTATGATTTGGTGTATGCATACCTGGTCCATCTCCATAGTTCATTTCAGGTACAGCTTCAATAGCTGCTCTCAAATTTGCGTTTAAATTCTTTTGATCACCAACTAATTCTTTTTCAGCTGGTGAATCATGTCCTTCTTTTAATGGTGACATACTTGATTTAAAATGCTTTGCAATCCATGGTCTTCCACCGCTAGCGTCTTTTGCAACTGGGTTGTCATGTAGCAAATCATACTTTTCTTGTTTTGCGGATTCCATTTTAGGTCCGTCTTGATTTCCGTAAGGCATAATTTTAATTTTTAATTGTTATTTATCTCCCATGCAGTGCTTTTGCGGTGCTGCATTTCTTTTTAATTTTCTTTCTTTTCTTTTTTGTTTTCTTTGGAATTTTTTATATTCCTTAGTTTCTCTATAGTTAGGATCTTCATAATCAAAATCTCCTTGCTCTTGACGAGCTGGTGAGTTCATATTAACACCTCCATGAGATTTCATTCCGTGTATAGTTTTTTTATGAGCTTCCCAATACTTATCACTCATATCGTGATCGTTTCTACCACCTCTATTTTTAGCTGGTGAACCATGATGTTCTTTGTCGTACTTCATATCACCTGCTAATTTAGATATATGTTTTTCATCAGCAGTCATTTTTTCATCACTGTGACCGTGTTTATTATCATAATCAATATCTCTTTTTAGATAATCAATATGAGCTGCGTCATCTTTTACAGCATCATCATAATTTTTACTTGTAACTTTTGTGTGGGCGTGGTCTCTTGACCATTTAGCGTTACCAGTGTAATCGCCCCAGTGTCCTTTGTGTCCCATATTTTTTAAATTTTGAAATATTTTTTACCTTCTGCTGCTCTTTCACTAGCAGATTTTTTTAAAGTTCCATCAGGATTAAACATACTTTCTGTTTTAATAAATTCCGAATCAGATAAAGCGTCTGTAAAAATACCGCCTTCTTTTTTATCTTCTTCTTCTTTTTTCTTTTTATTAGCGTCTATATCTGCCACAGCTTGCCCGATTTTAGCAAACATATCTGCGTACATCTGTCCTGTTGGTACATAATAAGCACCTGCTACATCACCGCCGCCTTCATAACCACCTGCTTCAAGTGGTGACATTTTTGTTGGTGGTTTTTTATTAGGTTCAACTTTGTTTCCTTTTTTATCTACAATTATCATTACAGAATTAGCGTCTGTATTAGAACTTATAGCGTGATGCTCTTTATCAGATATTCCTGTTCTTTCAGCGTCTGATATTTTAGGCTTTGCTGGCTTTTCAACATTTTTAAAAGGAGATTTATCAAAAAACGTATCATAAAATTGTGATATTCCGTGCATAACTTAACTATTTGCGTGGTACGCGGCTAGTGCTTTTTCAGCTTCACCTTCAGAGTTAAAACCTTCTCTCCAAATACCACCTTTTTTATTATTTAAAATTGCCCATTTGCCACCTCTTTTAACGATACAACCTGAACCTCCCTCAGATTTAGCGCAACCTTTTCCAGATTTAAAAAATGGACTTCCGTATTGTGTGTACATATTAATTAGTTTTTATGTGAGCAACACCTTTTAGTTACTGGCTCTGGACCTCCATAAGGAACCCCATCAGTTTTTAGATGCATGCCTGTTATTCCTGAACTAGATCCTACACCGTGTAGTCTACCTTTTTGGCTTAATGGTCCGTCCCATATATGCGACTCACCAACTATACCAACTTTACCTTTCCCCATTTTTTCTGCATGTGGATCGTGTATTATACTTTTGTGTTCTGACATAATTATTGTTTTTCGTGTTTTTTCTTTTCTTGACTTATACGTGACTGTCTTTCATAAACAGCATCTTGTGGCTCTTCACCTTCCCTTAAGAATTTTGAATCTTCACCGTTTGCCTTAATGTCTGTTATTTCTGCTTTAAGATTTTTTATTAATTCTTCATCATGAAGCATTATAGCTGAAGGATATAATGATCTATTTCTAGCGTCTTTTGCACCAAAAATACCCATACCAGCCATTTGAGCTGATGGATCAAATGTAGGCATGCTAGCATCCATTACCATACCGCTGCCAACAGGTTGCGCAGCTGCTTGCATTGCTAAATTAGCTTGACCAGCTGTAGCTTGTTGAGCTGCTAAAGCATTAGCATTAGTTAATGAATTTATACCAGGGTTATTACCCATCCTACCAAATAAACCTGCAGTTCCAAATTTTAGTGCACTTTTACTCATCTTGTTTTGTCTTTGTTTAAGTTATAAATAGCTTTTGTCATTACTTTATCTATATATGATGTTCCAGCTATTATTTTATTTCTACTAGCTACATTTATATCTTCTTGACCTAGCATTATTCTATATATACGTTTTATTAATTGTTTACCTTTAAATGAAACTTTGTATATATTATATTTTTGTGTAGTTCTATTTCTATTACGCCATACAACTATCCAATTATTTTGTATTAATTTATTCCAACGTCTATTATTCCAACTGTATGTATATGTGCCAGTTTTAAAATCTTTTATTGTAAATAAATCAATACAATCAAGGTATATTAATAATTCTAAATCACTATCAGTTAAGTCATTGTTTTTACAAGCCCATTTACGAATTATTCTATAATGTTTCATTAAATTTAAATCTTTAATGTCACTAGCATTTAATTTCATAAAACTACAACTATATCTTGAGCTTTAATAACTCTATATGATTTTTTATCTATTTCTATTTTATGACCAGCGTGTCTATCATAAAATATAGTATCATTTTTTATTAATTCTTTTACCTCATCACCAACAGATATTATTACAGCTTCTATATATCTAATATCTTCTCTTTGATTTTCTGCAAGAAATAAACCACCTTTAGTTTTAGTAGTACCTTCTTTTACTTGTTCTATTATTAAATTTTTACCTACTGCTTTCATTAATTCTAATATTATTAATTACACAATCAGTTGATAAAATAGTAGTAGCTACTGAAGCTGCATTTTGAAGAGCGCTTTTAGTTACTAACAATGGATCAATAAT